GCACAGTTAGCAGCCCATCACCCATTCTCTCGAGTGGGTTTTGGGGTGGGAATTTACCCGTCATAAATAAGGAGTAGAAATGGAAGCGCAGATTCAAAGTTTGGAACTGCCAGCCGATATTGGCGGCGTTGTGGCAAAAACAAAAACGACCGTCAAGAAGGCGGAGCGGAGCAAGCGCATTTGGCTTGAAGGCAAACGACTGCCAAAGGCTGGTTTCGAAATCGGCAGCAGGTTTTTCTTGCGGCACAGAAAGCCAGAGCTGCATCTCGAACTGCATCCGGACGGTGACCGAAAGATTATCTCAGCGGTGCGAACCGCAAACCAAACCAATTTTCAGGTGAATAGACCTGTCCTCAAATTGGACACAGAGATTATCGGTCTGGTGTTCGAGGTTGGAGAGGAGGTCGAAGTGTTTTTTTACGACGGGCTGATCGTGATGAAAAAACCAGCTAAAAGCAGCGTCAACCGCCTATTGCAGATGCGATGGGTGCCAGAAAAAAAAGGAGATAAAGAATGCAGTTAAGAAGAATAAAAGAGCCGATGGTCGTGTACCAGCAGTACCAGAGCAGCTCTAAATTTTGGAGCGTGAGCGATGGCGAGTCGTTAATCGAGATGGTCGAGGTGCCAGCATATGAGGACGGCGACTACAACTCCTGCTTGTTTGAAATGTGGGAAGACTGCGACTTTCAGCTTGCAGGAGCGGTTGCATGTTTATCGCATGACACCGTGGTTTGCGAAGTCATGACGGCAAGTGAATTCTGCGACCGATACGCGGCACTTCGAGTCAAGTATCCGCACTTCGTGAGCTGGGCATGGGATGAACTCCTCGAACATGATGCGGAAGTACCCATTCGATATCTGGTCGAATTTAGCAGGGAGAGCACTTGGGTTAGCCGCAACAAAGAAACCTGGTCATACGCCTCTGAGAGTGAAGCGATGGAGGAGGCGGAGGCTCTGGAGGAAGACAGTTATGGCGTTGTTTATCGGGAGCTAGCTTTTACTGGTGTGCCTATTAGGCAGGTCACTTTTGGCACGGATCGAAAGGACGCGCTGGCTTGGATCGATGGGCAAATGGAGGCGCAGCTATGAGTAGAGTGGCAGAAGTAGAAGTGGCAAAAATGAGGCACATTCTCAAGGATCACAGGGCGGCATTTGCAGATGATCTCGCGCTGTTTTTAAAGTTGGCGCCCGTTGAGGCGTTAACAGCGCACCTCGGACGATGGCGACAGGTAGAGCATGAGCCAGACCTGCACGTTTTGCTGTGGGATCTGCACGACATGCTGGATGAGCTGGTTCGGCTGCGGAGGATTCACTCAGCGGCACTTGAAGAGCCATACGGTGCAGCTAAGACAAGCTGGCGCAGAATTCAGTCAGCCAAGCTACCTGAGCAGGTTAAGGAGTTTGCCCATGACCGCAGACAACAATAATGAAGAGCTTCGATCACTTTTAGAAAGTGAGGCACTCACCATCCAAGATATCGCACATCTATTAAATTTGCCGTTTGACAGTGTGCGTAATTGGACTCGAAGCCCTTCTAGCGCACATTACCGCAAGATGCCAAACACGGCGAGCGAGCTATTAAAAATCAAAATCAAGGATAGAAAAGATGACAGTTAAAACTGAAGCTAAAAAGTACAAGTGCAAGCAAAGTACTATCGATCAGTTTGAGTCTTGAGCCCCTTAAAGAACCCTGCTTCGGCGGGGTTTTTATTGCCTCGCGTTTTTGCGGATGACCTCAACGGGAACAAGATACACCCACTTTGGGTGCCGATCACCCCGACCATGAATCCTGGTTGGGCTCTGACTCGCACAGATTCCGATCAAGTCAGTCAGTGTTAGCCAATACTCATCGACGCCATCATAAAAAAGCCAATGATCACTCTCGGTGGTGTGCAAACCACTAGGCTGATTGTGGAAATACTCGACAACAATGTTTCCCGTCTCGCGGGACATAGGATCAAACTTCACTTCTACCTTGGCATCCAATTCAGGTATCAGGATGTCATATCGGCTATTTTTGCCTACCGATTTGGTCGCGTGCTTGAAACTGACGAGTAACCGGTCGAGAAAATCTTTTTCAATCGCCTCTCCTCGCCGTAAATCATCGCGAAAGGTCTGCATAAAGCTTCCTCACACCCATTTCGATCAGGGCTTTCGCGTTTGTCGGGTAGACAGATGCAGGGATAGACGCCATGTATTCTCGACGCTCAGCAGCCGTCGAAAGGTTCAACACATGACCGCAGACATAGAAGGGCAGGGTCGCTTTGGCAATGTCCCAGAATTCAGCATCTAGGTTCCGTTCGAGCAGCTCGAGCGCCTGACCGTAACTCGGTTTTTCAGCCGCAGCTTTGCAAGCGTTTAGCAGTGAATTTGGGTTCATTAATGAGCCTCTCTATGATGATTCGAGCCTGTTCTGGGTTGACCGTGGCGGTTGCAGAATCTTCTTTTGGGAAGTCGCCGATAGACCACAACGGGAAGACAAACCGGATAGGCTGACGATCAAATTTGTAGATTAGGATAGGCACTCTGTTGGTGCTTGAGCGGCAAACCTGAGTCCACCAATCTGGACGGTGCCAGTTGCCCTCTCTGTATCGTTTGCACTCGAAGCTGAGCGGTCCCCATTCGAGGTCTCCTAGATCAACGGTGCGCGTTTGATCCAATATTCGCCGTAACGTCACCTCATTGCCGGTTATATCCGTCAGCCAAAGCCCAAGCATTTTGGCGCAATCTCTTTCGAACTGGAGACCCTTCGCTCGACTATCCGTCATAAGTAGCAATCCACTTTTCCAACCAGGCTTTGGCTTTCAGAAGATCCGTTTTGCCGCCCTTATGCTGCTCTCGCCAGAGGTATTTCATAATCGTGCCTTTGCACATGCCGTTCCATTCTTCTTGGCTCATAGCGCTGTGCATAGCGTCCCACGATTCAATGTCGCCCTGCGTGTAGCGAGCTGGTCGGCTTACTTCGTCCCACTCTTCAGGCGTTACATCATCCAAAGATTTTAGATCGGCAGTGTTCCAGAAGCTCGGTTTCTGTTCCATATCTCTCCTCAAATCTGAATTTGAACGGGTGTCTGGCTGTGTATATCTCACTGTCTTCTCCTCCCCGATGATGCTTTGTGCAAAGCGGGATGCTGTTTAGGTGGGCGTTGGGCTTGGTTTTCCCATCGATGTGGTGGATCTCAGGCGGCGTGTGAACCTTGAATTCTCGCTCGCAAACTACGCAGCCGTGATCGAGTAAACACTGCATCCAAACGCGCTCCTCTTTAGTGGGTGTGCGGCTCTTCATTAACGAGTTCCATTTCGATTTTGATGTTTTCGATTCCCAACCCAAACTCTTCAGCCAGTTTGAAAAGCGATACGCAGAAATCCTCAAATTCATCAGGATTCGTTGCTTGAGTAGGCGCCAGCTGAAAGTGGACCTTGCTTTCAAAATCTAAGCTCCATAGGTTCGTCTCTCCATGCGTGCGCTTGCTACTGTGCTTTGCCATTGTTTGAACTCCACTTCTGCTGCATTACTGTTTGCTTTTGCCGCCGCGAGAGCGCCTTTGGCGACACCCCTAGCCAGCCTGATCTGATACATCTCATCTGATGCGTCAGCGAACCTTGTTTGTGCTGCGGCTGTCTTATTGCCTTGGTGCTCACCAATCATCATGAGCTGCGCGAACTTCTGTTTTTCTTTTGCGTCAGCTTTGGCTACTTCCATCTCTGCATGTGCTATTTCTGCACCCGCGTTGCGGATGTTTTCCGCAAACCGTTCTTCCTCAATCACGAAGACTCCTTGCTGTAGTTGATGTATTTTTTTGGCGCACCCGCTCGACGCTCGAGGTATTGCAAAGAATCCTGATGCATTTCGAATCCGACCTTTCCCTCGAAACTGCCGTTGCGGTTTTTGAGGACATCGAGGTACATATCCCAGCCTTTCATGATCTCCTCGTCTGGCTCTCGCCCGAGGATTTCGCACACCTCTAGGTGCTCAGATTTCTTTTTGTTCTTCCATATGCTGACGAACCCATCAGCCAAATCTGTAATCGATCCGGATCCCTTGACATCAAACTTGTTGGGAGCCATGGCTTCACTCTCGCCCTTTCGGGCGTGGGTAACTAAGAAGATAGTGACGGGGTGCCGCAGTTTGAAATTGACCAGGCGCTCAACGAATTTTTGCTGCTCGGCGTAATCGTCTTGCCTAACCATGTTCGTCAAAGAATCCACCACAAAAACGTCTATCCCATATCTTCGATAGGCGTACTCGAACGTCTTCATGAGCTGCGCTGGCTTGGGTGTGAGCTGATCGACATAAAGCCATAACGAGTCGCTCATCCAGTTGAGCAGGGCATCTCTGTACGGTTTAGGCGGCTTGGAACCACCCGATGCCTGCTGCATCATTCGCCCAATCGTTTGCTTCGGCGCCATTTCCATCGAGGCGATCAGTGCTTTACCGCCTTGTTTGATCAGGTTCAAAACCAACTGCCCAAGCCACATAGACTTACCGTGTCCGTTGATTCCAGTCACGCCCCAGAGACCATGAAATCGTATCTGCTGATCGTTTAGCTTTTCCCAACCCGCCTCGTAACCTTGCAGCCCTCTGTTCTCAAGGTCGAAGTAATCGTCCAGGACTTGGTGAAATTCCATAACGGATTTCAGCTGGTCTGGATCGATCCATTTAGCCGAGTCGTAAGCCTTCTGGACTGCAAGCTTGGCGTGGTCATAACCCAGCTTTTGGAGTAGTTCGTTTGCATCTTTTGCACCTTCCCACCGCGCTCGCATGCAACGCTCGCCCAGTCTTCCGATTAACTTCTGAGCGCAAGCCTCACCTTCCTCGTCCTGATCGGTGGCGATCACAATCTCGTCAAAGCGGTCTAGGTTTGGCAGCTCATGGGCAATCCAAGTTAAACCCGCAGCGCCGTTAGGCAGCGATAGGGCAGGGAAACCTAATTCGGACAGCGCTATGGCATCTAATTCACCCTCTGTTAGCCATAACGTTCGGGCGTTAGGGTTCATCGCTTGCCAACCGAAGAGGATTAACTTAGCGCCAGTGCCGCAGAACGAGCCTTTGGACGTTCGCTCATAGTTCATGTTCTTAGTCTTACCGCAGGTAAGCGTGTCGTCTGAGCTGTAAAACGGGAAGATCAAGTCCGCTTTTACATCATTTCCAGCCTCGTACAGCTTCCAGCTGTGGCATATCTCTCCTACATCTCTGAAGCCTCTGCTCTCTAAGTATCTGTGCAGATTTGGGCTTGCTTCGTTAGCAGCTGGCATAATTGGGGCGTTGTATTTTTTTACCGGCGCTTTTAATTTTTTAGCCTGATCAGTATCTCGAATGCCAAACCGCTTTTTGATCCAGTCAATCGAATCGAGCAGTGTGCTGCCGTGTATCGTTCTGACCAGATCAATGACATCGCCATGATCGCCAGTCGCAAAGTCAGTCCACTTCCCCGCGTCGGCGCCGCTGAGGTAACAGCTTAGGCTTCGCCCTTTTTCACCCTTGATGCTGCCGACTTTCCAGCAATCACCTTCTCGGATGCCCTCTGGCAAAAGCTCTAAACAGATTTGATTGACATGCTGAGCGGCTACGCTTTTTAGCTCGACGATATCCATCAGGGCACCATCGCTAAGATTGAGATATCCCAACTGGATTTTTTAAGCTGCTTGATCTGGTTCCAATCAGGATCGGGGACTGACTGCCAACCATTGGCAATCGCCATGTCGATGATTGGATCGAAATCGGTATGACCATCCTTGACCAGGGCTTCAAACCGTAACAGCCCATTTGCGAGAACACGCTGAGCTGGTTTTCGTTTGGGTGATTTGTAGTTCCACCACTTGTCCCACGCTAACTGGCTAACAGCTGCTGGCTTAGCTGAGTTAAGGTCATCTCTCCAAGAACACTTCTTAGTTATATGTTCTTCTGTATAAATAGTACTTCTTTGTATAGCGTTTTCCAGATCTGGGTTTTCAAGATCTGGCTTTTCGCGATGTGGCTCATCGAACACTATCCAGTCCCATCTAACGATCTTGCCGTCTGAGTTACTGGTGTTGTCACGCCGAAGATATCCATGCGATGCTAAATCTTCGGTGATCTTGCTAACCCTCCCCGTGCTAATCCCAAAGTGGGTACTAAGAGCTTTGTTTGTGACTTGCCAATCTTCACGATGAGAGAGCAAATAACTCAACACGCCGAGACTTTCGGGTCGGATGCTTGAGTCTCTGAGAGTTTCGTTTGAAATTACGGTGTAATTAGATATTTTCTTACTTCGTCGGTAAATCATCAATCCTCCTTGTGGACGCTACATCCTACAAAAAGGTGGCACATTAAATCAAATATTTTTTTAAGTAAAAAAAATGCTGTACAAAAACACAGGTTTAAGTTAGG